AGCGTTTTGTTTTTCCAGGCACACAAGGTTTTGGGATCGTTGACGGTTTACGGGGCGCGCCCTTGACGCCCTGCGCTGGATTGCGCCCGTCGCCCAGACGGAGGAGGCGCGACCGATGTCCGACACGCCACTCCGCGACCAGGTGCTGCAGACCTCCAGTGGCCAGACCGAGCCCGCCTTCGTTCCCCACGCCGGGACCTATGCCGGGCTGCGCGGCGCGACTCGACAGAGCGGCAAGAACTGGAACGATGCCGGCCTGATCGTCTGGGTCCCGGACGACGCCAAGCCCGGCAAGCGCCTTGTGGACGTCGCCGCCACCGACCGCCGCCGCGCTGACCAGCAGAACCCGCTGAAGCGCCACGCGCCCGCCCCGGTGACCGGCCGGTCCTCGCCCACCGCCGCCCCGCCGCATCCGCAACCGAAGGATCCCGCGCCTGCTGAGGCCGGCCCCGACCTGTTCACCAAGTCCCCGGCGCGGCGTCCCCTCGCCCGCGACAGGGACGCCGGCGGAGGCGCTTCCGGGGCGGACGCCTCCGCCGGCGCTCCGCTTGAGCTGCAGGACGCTCAGCAGCGCCGCGCCTCCGACCTCACCGAAGAGGGCAAGGCGTACGATAACGAGCTGAAATTCCTTAAGCTGGCCAAGCTGAAGGGCGCTCTGGTCGACCGCGAAGACCGCCAGGCCGCCGAAGTCCTGCGCGCCCGCCGCATCCGCGACCGCCTGCGCCAGTTGCCCAACGCCCTGGCCGAAGAGCTGAACCCGGCCGACCCGGCCCGCGCTCAGCGGATCCTGAAACGCGAGATCGACGCCACGCTGAACGCCCTGGCCGACGAGCTGGCCGCCGCCGCCCGTGAAAACGCCGGCGGGGATATCGAAGACGATGACGCGGACGCAGATCCCGCGCCTGCCCCGGAACACGCCGATGCCTGATTGCGGACTGGACCCCCTTGACCGCAACAGCCTGGAGATCGACCTCGCGGTCGCCCAGGCCCTGCGCCCCGACCCGCCGCTCCACGTCCTGGACTGGACCAAGCAGCACCGCATCTTCCCCGATGACGGGCCCCAGCCCGGCCGCTTCCGTCCGGAGACCGCGCCCTACGCCAACGAGCCAATGCAGGCCTGCGACCCCGACAACGGCGTCGAGGAGATCTGCATCATCAAGTGCGCGCAGTCCTCGGGCAGCGTCATCGCGGAGAGCTTCATCGCCGCCGTGGGCGCGGAGGTCGGCGGGCCGGGCATGATCGTCCACCCCACGGTGAAGGCGGCGCAGGACTGGGCGGAGGAGAAGTTCGAGGCCATGGTCCAGGCCATGCCGCGCTTGCACACGGCCGGTCAGGGCGGCGTCATCCCCCGCCAGGCGCGCGAGCTTGGCGGGTCCAAGCGTGACCGGATCCGCTTTCGCGAGCGGGGATGGTTCAAGCTGGCCGGGTCCAACTCGGCGGCCTCCCTGCGCCAGTCCTCGATCCGCTGGGGCGTGGAGGACGATCTCGACGGCTTTGCGGCGGACGCGGACGGCGAGGGCGATCCGGAGAAACTGTTCGATCAGCGCCTGAAGACGTTCCGAAAGCAGGGCACGGCCAAGCGGCTTAAGGTCTCCACCCCGCTGATCAAGGGCGCGTCCCGCATCGAGCGCGCCTACCGGCGCAGCGATCAGCGCCGCTTCTACATGGCCTGCCGCGAGGCGTCCTGCGGCGCGCTGGTGGACTGGGACTGGGACGACGTGCAGGGCGTGGAGGAGGGCGAGACGCCCTTCCTCGCCTGCCCCGAATGCGGAACCGTCCACGAGGACCGGCACAAGCGCGACATGGCCGCCGGCGGCCTCTGGATTCCCACCGCCCCGACACGGACCGATGACGAGGAGGGTGAACCCGCGAAGCCGCCCAAGGCGATCCGCCCTGAAGACGTGGCCCACTGGCGCAATCGCGACATGGGCGCCCGCGCCCGCCGTCGCGGCTACTGGATCACCGGCGTGATGAACGTGTTCTCCAGCCTCGCCAGCCTGGCCGAGGCGTGGCGCGCCGCCAAGGGCGACCCGGACGCCGAAAAAGTGTTCGCCAACACCGAGCTCGGCCACCCCTATGCGGTCACCACAAAGACGCCGGACTGGGACAAGCTCTGGGCGCGCCGCGACGAAAGCTGGCGGCGCGGCGACGGCCATCCCGGCGCCCTGGTCTTCATCCTCAGCGTCGACGTGCAGCGCGACGGCCTGTTCTGGCGCATCAACGGGTATGCCCGCGGCGAACAGCAGTTCAGCCTGGATTTCGACTTCCTGGCCGGTGAGACCGCCGAGCCGAACAAGGGCGCCTGGATAGGCCTGCGCAAGATCGCGGACGAAGGCGCGCCCCTGCCGGGCGGCGCTCGCTTCCCGCTCGACGGAATCGTGGTCGACGCCAACTACAATACCGAGGCCGCCAAGGAATTCGTGCGGCGCCATCCCGCCGCCATCGCCATCAATGGCGCGGCGGGCTGGGGCAAGCCGATCATCTACCGGATCGAGGAGACGGACACCCGCAAGTCGGGCCGCAAGGTGCGCTTCAACGGGCTGAAGATCTGGCATGTCGGCACGTTCACCGTGAAGAACATGCTGATCACGCGCTATCTCAACACGGTGGCCGGCGCGTCCGAGGATGAGCTGCCGAAGGGCTATCAGCACTGGCCGGGCGACGCCGACGAGGATTTCTTCAAGCAGCTCACGTCCGAATACGTGGCGGAGCGCAAGAAGCGCGGCTCCGAAACGGTCATCAAGGAATGGGCGCAGCGCGGCCCCAACCACTATTTCGACTGCGACGTCTACGCCCTCGCCATGCTGGAACATCTGCGCATGCGCGACGGCAAGCGCGGCCACTGGACTGAAGACGACTGGGCTCGCCGCGAAACCGAGATCGCCCACGTCGCCGGCGCATCCCAGGCGGATTTGTTCATGCCGGCGGCGAAGGCGGATCAGCCCGCCGAACGCCGTTCGGCGGATGGAATGGGGCCGCTCACCGCGCTGCAGCGGCTGGGGCGGCTGAATAAGGGAGGGTGAGATGAACGCGAACGCGATCCTGGCCGAAGCACAAGCCTCTCTTGCTTACAAACAACGCCTCCTCGCCGCCCGGGTCACCGCCCGCAAGTGCGAAGTGATGATGTCCGTTTTCTACGGTGCGCCGGTGGTGGTCGCGCCTCTTCCCGAAGGCGCGAGTCGAGCGCAACGCCGCCGGAGCGCAGCGGCGCAAGCGCGCCAGGCGGACCGCCTCAAGAAATCCTGAACACCAGCTTGCTGAGCGTCCTCGCATGGTAGCGCGCCGCCACCGCCATGGCGGCGTTTGACCGGGGAGCCTCAGCCGATGCAGGCGGCGAACGGTTCGCCAAGCCTGGGCCTCGCGCCCTAGCCGCCTGCATCCGGGATACCGCCGCTTTGGCGGTGTAGCCGCCGCAAGGGCGACCGCCCGTCCGCGCCTTATGCGCGGAACCGACCGAGCGGACGCGAGGAAGGACGAAGTTATGACCACTCGCACCGTCGCAGAGATTGAAGCTGATCTGGTCAGGTATCGCGCCCGGCTGGACGCCTTGCTTGATCCGGATCGCGCTGAGCGTCTGAGGCATGGGGATCGCGAGATCGGTCGCGGCCGCGCCAGTCCGGACATGGAAGCCGGGATTCGCCGCCGCATCGCTGAACTTGAGGCCGAGCTCGCCCGCGTCCAGGGCCGCCGCTCGCCCCGCCGCCCGCTGAGAGTGTAGTTATGGTCACAGCCTCTACCCGATCTCGCGTCCGCCAGCGCGCGACCCGGTCCGTTGAGGCGGGCCGGCCCGCCGCTCAGGGCGCCACACTCCTGCGCCCGAAAACCGCCCGCACTGCGCGTTCGGCCGGTGATCCGTTCGACACGGCCTATGCCGGCAACTACGCCAGCCGGGGCAGCGCCGACGCCGACTGGCTTCATGACCGGCTGCAGGCCGTGGCCCGCACGCGTCATGTCATAAACAACGAGCCTTTCGCCGCCTCCATGGTGGAGCAGAAGCTGTCGCTTCTGGTGGGCGAAGGCTGGCGTTTTGAAAGCGCGCCGGACGCCGAAGCTTTCGGCCTGGACGCCGCAAGCGAGGCGTATGAGGCGTTCGCCGGTTCGATCGAGCGCGCCTGGCGTGTGTTCGACCACGACCCGGTCTTTCGAAACGACTGGGAAGAGCGCCTACCGCTGGATATTCAGATCGACCTTATGGCCCGTAATTATGTAGGCGCCGAGGGCGAGGCGCTGGGCTTGGTGCTGGCCGATCCGGATAGCGAGGCGCTGTTCGCCACGCGCCTCCAGGTGGTCGACCCTGACCGCCTCGCCCAGCCGGCGGGCTGGGTGGAGGGCATGGGCGGCGAGATCACCATCGAGGTGGTGAACGGCGAGACCTGGACCGAGCGCGTTCATGACTGCCGCGCCGGGGTCGCCTTTGACGAACGCAACCGTCCGGTCGCCTATCACATCCTGGACGGCCACCCATTCGATGTCGGCTTTCGCGGAGCGCTGACCCGGTACTCCGGCCGTTGGTATCCGGCCCGAACGCCGGGCTTTACGACCGATACCCGCCCCTGCGTCCTGCATCTCATGTGGCCTTCGCGCGCCGGCCAGACGCGTGGGATCTCCGACTTCATCTCCGCGCTCGGCACGATTCAGGCCTTCCACGACATTGGCGAGTCAGAGCGCCGCTCGCGCCTGACCAACGCGCTCATCGTGGCGCAGTACACCAGCAAGATGGACAATCCGGAAGCGCTCGGCGAGATCCTCGGGGCCGAAGCATCAAAGGATCTGGTCGCCGCGCGGGTGAATTATTACGAGGAGCACGGCGTCGACAGCATCGCCGGAAGCCGCATCATCCAACCCTTCCCCGGCGACGAGCTGGAATGGAACAGCGAGATGCGCAGCGCCAACGAGTGGGTGGACACCATGTCCTTCCTTGCGCTGCAGGCTGGCGCCCCGATCGGGCTCGGCTACGCCATGGCCACGCGGGATTTCAGCCGCACGACTTTCAGCAGCGCCCGCACCGAGATCAACGACGCCTTCCGCGGCATCAAGCGGGCGCGCTCCGGCCTGAAGCATTTTGTAATGCGCAAGCTGTTGCTGGCGGTCCTGCAGGAAGCCTTCGACGACGGACGCCTGAAGATCCCCGCCGGCGCGCCGTCCATCTGGGAAAACCCCGCCGCCTACATCGAGGGCGAATGGATCGGCCCGGCCCGGGAATACGTGGACCCCGTCAAGGAAGGCATGGGCGACCGCATCGAAATTGAGAACATGTCCGCCGCCCCGTCCGACATCGCGGCGCGACGCGGCGTAAGCTTCGACCGCGTCATAGCTCGCACCGCTCGTGATCGCCGCAAGATGGCGGAGGCAGGCGTGGCCCTTGGCGACATCAGCAAGCTGGGCGCCGGCGCGGTCGAAGCGGCCGGCGACGACGAAGGCGAGCCCGCCCCGACTGATCGCCGTGGCCGCTGAGGCTGTTCGCTCCTGAAATCCTCATACACCGGAGGCCCCATGCCCCGCACCCTGCGCCTGCCCACCGGGCCGCAGCGCCTCGCCCTGGCCGAAGGTCACGGGGCGGCGCTGACGCATCCCGACTTTGCGCCGCAGGCGCGCCGCGCCGAGTCCCGGTTCGAGCCGGGGTTTGCTGAACGGCTCGCCGCTCTGCCGGGCGCGACCGCCGAGATGATCGCCGGCGTTCTAAACGGCGGCGCCGTGGAACAGGACGGCTGGGCTCCCCAGGTCCCGGAATGGGCGGACGGCGGAGAGCGGACGGCTCACGGCTACACGCTGGTGGAGAACATCGCCCTGATCGACGTCGAAGGCCTTCTCATGGCGCGCGGCTTCACCGGCTGGTGGTCGGACCGCTACTGGCCCGGCTATCGCGACTATGTGGCCGCGATCGAAGCTGCGAACGCCGACGAACGCGTCGACGCGCTCCTGATCCGGTTCGACACGCCGGGCGGCTATGTCTCCGGCTGCGCCGAGGCCGCGCGGGCCATCCGCGCCATGCGGTCCCAGAACGGCGGCAAGCCCATCGTGGGCCATGCCAGTGAGCTGTGCGCCTCGGCCGGCATGAAGCTCGCCGCCCAGTGTGACGTCTTCTACGCCAGCGACGGCGCGATTATCGGCAGCGTCGGCGTCCGGATCGGCTTTTTTGACTTTGGCGGCGCCCTCGAGAAATGGGGCGAGCGCTACCACCTCTACAAATCCGGCGAGTTCAAGGACATGGGCTCGCCGCTCCGCGCACCCACCGAAGCGGAAGCCAAGCTCTACCAGGCCGAAGTCGATCATTTCGCGGACCGCTTCTATGTCGAACTGGCCGCCGGCCGGGACATGGACCTGGAGGCGGTACGCGAAAGCCGCGGCTGGGAGGCTCGCACCTTCACCGCTGGTGACCCGCCGCCGCCCGTCGAACTGGATCCCATGGCCGTCGACCTGATCGACGGCGTGATGGGCGAAGAGTCCGCCTTTCAGATCGCCCAGGCGCTCGCCCCTAAAACCGTTTCCGCTTCGAAAGCCGTGGCCAGCCGCGCGGCGCCTGAGCGGGGTTCAATCGCGGCTGCTGAAACGGAGACCCCCATGCTGAAAGCGAAAGCGGCCGCGCTGAAGGCGCGCGCCGACAAGGGCGATGAGAAGGCCAAGGCCGAACTCGCCGAACTGCTGGCGGCGCTCGGCGCCAAAGCCGAAGGCGATGACGACGCCGAAGGCGAGGGCGAAGACGACGACGCCGATGCCGAAAACAGCGGCGACGATGACGCCGATTCCATGGACGAAGATGACGACGCGGACGCCGTGGATGAAGACGACGACGCCGCCGCCGAAGACGAGGACGACGACGCGGAAGCCGTGATCAACCACCCCTCCGCCAAGGGGCGTGAAAAGCTGGCCTCCCAGCTCTCGCTGAAGGTCGTCCGCGGCAAGATGAGCAAGGCCGACGCCATCGGCCTGCTCGACGCCGCCCCGAAGGGCGAGTCCAGCTTCCGCAAGAAGGCCGCCGCGAACACTCCGAGCGGCGTGCGCGCCGCCGGGGCTGGATCCGGCAAGGGCGGCAAGGATGAAGCCCAGGCCGCCCTGAGCGACGCCCACAAGCGCGCCGCCCGCTTCCGGACCTAGCGGCTCCACCGGTTCCCGGCGCGCCGCGCCGGGATCTTCGGCCTGTCTCGCGCCCGCGAGGCCCGGCCTCACACCTGAAACCTAATTTGAAAAGGACAGCGACATGTCGCTCATGGTTTCGACCGGGGCCGAACCGAAGGCCCTCTCCGAACTTCTGAAATGGGAAGTTCACCCGCAATACGTCCGCGAGACCGGAACCTACCAGGCCGGCTCAGGCGCCGCCGTCGAGATCGCGCTCGGTACCGTTCTCGGCTTGGCGGCCATGCTGACGATCACCGCCGGGGCCGTGGTCGGGACCGGCAACGGTACGGTCTCCGGAACCGCGCTGAAGGCGAACGCCCAGGTTGGGGTCTATGACGTCGAGTTCACCGGCGCCACCACCTTCGCGGTCTACGACCCGCTGGGCAATCGCCTCGCCGACGGCGCCACCGGCGCCGCTTACGATAACGGTCAGATCGCCTTCACGATCACGGCCGGCGGCACGGCGTTCGAGGCTGGTACGTCCATCTCGTTCACCGTGGCGAAGTCGGACGGCGAACTCACGCCGCTGGATCTCGACACCTTCGACGGTTCGCACCGCGTGGCCGCCGTCGCCGGCAAGGCGATCACCGTGCCGGACGGGTCCACCGCGACCGGCCTCGTGCTGAAGCGCGGCCCGGCCCGCATCGTCCGCAACCATCTCGTCTATCCCTCCGGGGCGACCGACGCCCAGAAGGCGGCGATCGAGGCGGAACTCACCGCGCTCGGCTTCCTGGTCGAGACGGCGGTCTAGGCTGAGCCGGGCCGCTTCGGCGGCCTGGCTCGCCTGGCCAAACAGGAACGCGGCGCGCCCGCGCCGTGATGGACAGCTGAAAGGAACCTGTCATGTCCTTCAATTTCCCGTTCACGACGCGGGCGATGACCGAAGAGGTCCGCCTGCACCCCAAACGCTACGGCCTGGTCTCCGGGCTCAACATCTTCCCGCTGGAGCCGATCGACTCCACCAGCGTGCAGATCACCGAAGACAACGGCGTCCTGCGCGTTCTGGGCTCCAAGGAGCGCGGCTCGCCCGGGCACCTGAAGGACCGCAAGCGCCAGAACCTGAAGATCTTTCAGGTGCCGCACTTCCCGGCCGAGGATCGCATCCTCGCCAGCGATCTGCAGGACCGCAAGACCGTGATCAACGGCCAGGAGGTTCCCGCCAATCTCGCCGGCGAGCTGGCGATCCGTCAGCGCAATATCGCACGCGACCACGCGATCACCGCCGAGTTCGTCCGCATGTCCGCCCTGAAGGGAATCATCAAGGACGGCGACGGCGAAACCCTTTCGAATCTGTTCACCGATTTCGGGGTCTCTCAGAAGACGGTGGACTTTGTCCTGGGCACGGCCGGAACCGATGTCCGCGCCAAGGACGAAGAGGTGCGGGGCCATATCGAGGACAACCTGCTTGGCGAGACGGTCGGCGAGGTCGAGGCGCTCGTCTCGCCCGAATTCTTCGGCAAGCTGATCAAACATCCCGAAGTCGAGAAGTTCTACACCTCCAGCCCGGACGTGGCCCAGCTGCGCCTGCTCGAGCGCTACAAGATGGCGGGCATCACCGGCCGGATCTTCAACCCGTTCGGCGGACTCACCTATATCGAGTATCGCGGGTCCGCCCCGGTCAAGGCCGGCACCGAGCGCTTCGTCGCGGCCAATGAAGGCCACGCCTATCCGGTGGGGGCGGAGAGCCTGTTTTCCACCTTCGCCGCGCCGGCTGACACGATTGAAGACATCAACGGCATTCCCGCCATCACCGACATGGATTTCGGTGACGGCGGCGAGCGCTTCGCCCTGCCGATCTTCATGTCGGCGGAGATGATGAAGCACGGCAAAGGCGTGGAGCTCTGGGCGGAGACCAACATCCTCCCGCTCTGCAAGCAGCCCAAAGTGCTCGTGAAACTGACGACGAGCAACTAGGCCCGGCCACTCTACAACTCAGAACGGCTCCCGGCTCACGCCGGGAGCCGGTTTCTCCGCGACGCGCCCCGGCGCGCCGCGCAGTGACCGGCTCTCGCAACCCAGCCGGCGCGTAGCGCCGCAAGCGCGACCGCGCGCCGGCCCCTTATGGGCCGCCCGACCAAGCGGACGCGAGGGAGGACCAGAAACAATGTCCTTTGATCAACAGTTCGAAGCCGCCTTTGCGCCCGCCTGGGCGGGGCAGGCGGAAGCCATGACCTACACCGGGCCGGGCGGGTCGCCTGTGGTGCCGGACGTCCCGGTGACGTTCAATGAAGATCGTGAGGGCCTCGATGGCGGGCAGGGCTATGGCAAGATGGTGGCGCGCAAGCGCACCGGCTCAGCCTTCCGCGCCCGCTTTGTCGCGGCCGGTGAGGCGCCGGAAAAGGGCGGCACGTTCACCCGCGCCAATGGCGCCGTCCTAAAGATCGGCCAGCCGCCGGAAGGCCCCGACAGCGCCGGGGAATACCGCTTTGATTTTGGGTAGGAGAAGACCGGCCCGAAAGGCCGCAAGGGCGACCGCCCGTCCGCAGCTTCAGCGAGGATCGCTGCGGCCCGGACGGGCCGCGCTGCAAGCCGGGCGTGAGCCCGGCGGTGCATAGATGATCCTCGACGCGGACGGCATCCGCATGGAGACCAGCGTCACCGAGACGCTGGCGGCTGATTTCAACGTCGCGCTCGAGGATATGGCCGAGGCCGCCATGGCGGCGGCGGACGCCCTGGAGGACTGGGGCAAGACGGCCCTGCGCGCAGACACCCGCGCGGCCCTCGGGCCGAAAGTCGCCAATGCCTGGCGCAGCCGCGTCTATCCGCGCGGGTCCGCCAGCCTCAGCCCGGCCATCACCTGGTGGTCCAACGCGCCCCACATCATCCGCGCTTTCTCCGAAGGCGCGACCATCCGCTCCCGCGCCGGGTTCTGGCTGGCGATTCCCACCGAACATGCGCCCCAGACAGGCCGCAGCTTCGGATCCTCCGGTCGCCTGCGACGCGGGCGCAAGTACGCCATCACCGAAGCCGAGCGCCGCTATGGGCGGCTGCGCTATATCGCGGTGCCTGGAAAGCGCCTCGCGCTCCTGGTGGCCGACAAGGTCCGCAAGCGCCGGGGCAAGCGCGGGGGCTACGCCAAAGCCACGGGCGCGGCCATGAAGCGCGGAGACTTCGAAGATGGCGTCGTCATGTTCGTCCTCGTGCCGCAGGTGACCCTGCCAAAGAATATCGACCCGCAGGCCATCGCCGACCGCATTGGCCGCGAAGGCGTCGAGCGCTTCAGCCGCGCCCTGCGCGACATCGCCGAGCGCAGATTTGGAAGGGCTTCATAGATGCGCTCGCGGGCTGTGCCCGCTCCGCCCCGCGCCGCCTCCGCGGCGCAGGGTTCCGCCCTTAAAGGGCGGACGGGCGGTCGCCCTTGCGGCCCGGACGGGCCGAAGGATAGGACCCCGCCGGCGCGCAGCGCCGCAAGCGCGACCGCGCGCCCGCAGCGCAAGCGAGGACCGACCGAGCGGACGCGAGGGAGAACAGAAATAGATGACCAGCACCTATCCCGAGGTAGAAGCGGCGCTGTTTTCAAAGCTGGCCGCGGCCTGCCTCACGGTCACCGGCGCGCCGGCTCTGGAGCTGGACGAACCCCGGCTCGTAGATCCCGCCGAGGAGGACGATGACGGCGATGCCGAGAACCGCTTTCGCGCCGTTCTGATGCCGGGCCGCATCGCCCGCGCCGAACCCCAGCTGGTGAACCCGCCGCCCTGGCTGCTGGTCACGACTTTCCGCGTCGGCCTTCACGGGATCGGCGCCGATGACGCCGCCCGGCGCGCGCTTGTACGGGCCCTGGCGTCGGCGATCGCGGGCGCGATCGACGCCGATTTCACGCTGGGCGGCGTCGCCTCCCATGTGCGGGGCGAGAGCCTCGACACCGATACCGCAAAGGAGCAGGGCTTCGCGCCCGAAAACCTGCTCGATCTCCAGATCGAGGTGGAGTGGGACAGCCCGACATCCTTCGGATGAATCTGGTGCGATCGCGGCTTCGCCGCTCCGCCGCGCGGCCCTCCGGGCCGCAGCGTTCCGCGCACCAGGCGCGGGCGCGCAGTCGCGCTTGCGGTCTTCGGCCGGGGCGTTTGATCCTTCAACCTTGGAGACTCTCATGACCGCGAAGAAAACCACGAAGACGCCCGCCAAGTCCGAAGACGCCAGCCTGCCGCTGACTGATCAGCCGAAGGCGGAAGCGCCCGCCGTGACCAGCGATGCGCCGAAGGCGGAAGCTGCCGCCGACCCCGCCACCGGCGCCGATCAGAGCGCCGAACCGCGTTCGGCGGCCGGAACTGAAACCGCGCCGGCGCCGGCCGCCACCGAAGGCGGCGATCCGAAGAAGCCCGCAGAGCACAAAGACGCTGAACCCGCCGCCGATTCCGCCCCCGTCGCCACCGGCGTGACGGCAGTGTTTCTGCTGAAGAAGGGCAAGCTGGGCGAGCAGGGCGCGGTCGTCCGCGTCAGTCGCCGGAAGCTTGCGGATCTGAAGCTCATCGAGGGTGAAGACTGGAGCACCCCGACCGCAGAGCAACTCGCCATCGGTGGGTAGGGAAAACCCCGGCCCGCAGGGGCCGCAAGGGCGACCGCCCGCCCGGACCCCGGACTTGATCCGGGGGAGGAAGCGAGGCCCGGACGGGCCGAAGCACTGGAAAGACGGCTGCGCCGCGAGGCCGACCGCCCGCCCGCAGTGAGCCGGGCTTCGCCCTGGCGTAACGAGGAAGCGAGGCCCGGACGGGCCGAAGCACTGGAGA